GTGGTAATAAAGGTGTTGGGTCATCTTTGAAAGCCGTTCAAGTTACTAAGCTAATAGAGTACAGTCCTTCCGAGAACCTTGAAGAACTTAGTGAGGAGTCTGGATACCAGGCACCAGGCGCTAACGGTAAAGCGAAAGACGACGGACTAAACGATGAGGTTCCATTTTAGTAGCCTATGAAGAAGGATATCAACACATTAGTTAAAGACATTTATAATTTGTTTGAAGAAGGAAACAAAAAAGTTCCAACTGAAAATGATTTAGAAGAGTTTACAACTACAATGAAAGATGTTCTTCGTGAGTTTCTAACAGAGAAACAATCTGGTAGCCGAGGTATTCGTATGTCGAGCCTCGGCAAACCAGACCGACAACTGTGGTATGAACTATATAAACCAGAGTTGCGAGAGCACATGCCATCACATGCACGAATCAAATTTCTATATGGTCATATGCTTGAGGCTTTACTAATACTCCTAACCAAAACGTCTGGCCATTCGGTAACTGATGTACAAAAATCTTTAGAACTTGATGGAGTTATAGGTCACCAAGATGCAACAATAGATGGATGGGTGGTCGATATAAAGTCTGCATCACAGTTTGGATTTAGAAAATTTAGAGAGAATGATTTAACAAAAGAAACAGATGCCTTTGGATATCTTCATCAGATTGCTGCATACTCTGAGGCAAACAAGAATGATAAGGTTGCTTTCCTTGCTATCGATAAACAAAGCGGGGCACTGGCCCTATGCAAACCTAATAAGGAAGAGGTGCCTAATGCAAAGGAACGTATTGCACATTTAAGAAAAGCTTTAAAAGATAAACAGACACCACCACCTAGATGTTATGATGCCGAAGCCGACGGAGCATCAGGCAATATGAAACTAAGTGTTGGTTGTTCTTACTGTTCTTATAAGAATGATTGTTGGTCCGATGCAAACGATGGAATAGGTCTTAGGAAATTTATATATAGCAAAGGACCTCGATGGTTAACCAAGGTGGTTAATGAACCCAATGTTTCAGAGGATATCCCATGAGTTGTCTACAAAAAGAAACAGGATATTATAGATCTATTTTTGAGAAGACAGTGTGTTCCAGATTGGAAGACAATAAAGTAGAGTTTGAATATGAAAGCTTAGTCATACCATATGTTGTGCCTGAGCTAAGAAAAACTTACACACCAGATATAGTATTGTCTAACGGAATTATAATTGAACTGAAAGGTCAACTAACAAGGGAAGATAGAGCCAAACATTTACTGATAAAGAAACAAAGACCAGACTTAGACATAAGGTTTCTATTACAGAATTGTAAAAACAAACTTTACAAAACTAGTAAAACAACTTATGGTGATTGGCTTACGAATAATAATTTTATATGGGCAGAAAGATTTGTGCCTGTGGAATGGATAGATGAGCGACCAAAAGAAATTGACACAACAAATTTATTTGTCAAAGCCAAATCAAAGCCGAATAGTTTTAGACCCTTCACTCGGTACGGACACCGGGGCAAATAAAGAAGGAGAGAATGAAAGAGCATTGTTTCGAGCCGTTATCTACCAAGGACTTCTTGATGCCAGTAATGATAATGAAAATAAATCTAAAGAATCCATACAAATTAAAGAGGAAGCTGTTCGATGGTTTAGTAAAACCGTTGGTGTTACGGCCTCTTGGTTTGTGGATGTGTGCGACCTTGCCGGTCTTAACTACCAACAGGTTCGTTCATTCGCTACTAAACTTATTAATGAACCCACTAATACAAACTTCCAAAGAAAACGATTGAATGTATTACTTAATATGAGAACAGGAGAGGATACAAAATGAAAAATGATTTAGTTAATCATCCACCTCATTATAAATATAATGATAAAGGTATTGAATGCATCGATGCAATTGAAGCTGCGCTAGATGATAGAGAATATGAGGGGTACTTACGTGGCCAGATATTTAAATACACTTGGCGCTGTAATTATAAAGGAAAGAAACTAGAAGATTTACAAAAAGCTCAATGGTATTTAAATAGACTTATTGAATTCATCGAGAAGAAATGGTAGTATCAGAACTTCCACTACTTGAAATAACTGCGGCAACAACAGCCTGTATATCCGTATATTTATATGGCAATGGAACCATCAAGGCTCCACTATTTGGACTCGGTTCGCAAGTATTCTGGTGGTGGTGGACAATCGAAGAAGGGTTATACTTTATGATGGTACTAAACATCTTTATGACTCTAACACATATACGTAATATTTTTAAAATGAAAGGGAGACAAACGAATGACGACGAATAAAGAATTACCAACTGTGTATCAACAGTTCATACATAAATCTAGGTATGCTAGGTGGTTACCAGAAAAGAAACGAAGAGAAGACTGGCACGAAACAGTTGCTAGGTACTTTGATTTCTTTGAACAACATCTAGATAAGAATTGTAAATACAAATTAACCCCAAAGACCCGTTCGTATTTAGAAGAGAAAGTATTAAACTTAGATGTTATGCCATCGATGAGAGCACTAATGACTGCTGGTCCAGCCTTGGAAAGAGAGAACATAGCTGGGTATAATTGTTCATACATACCAGTAGATCACCCTAAAGCATTCGATGAGATATTATATATATTAATGTGTGGAACAGGAGTAGGATTCAGTGTTGAAAAGAAATATACAGAACATCTCCCTAGCATTGCTGATGATTTCCATGGTACAGAATCTGTGGTCGTGGTCAGGGATTCTAAGCTCGGTTGGGCAAAAGCATTTCGGGAAATCATTACGTTATTGTATGCTGGGCAAGTACCCAGGTGGGATATATCCAACGTGCGCCCTGCAGGAGCTAGGCTTCAAACTTTCGGTGGAAGAGCTTCGGGTCCTTCACCGCTCGTCGATCTCTTCAATTTCTCGGTTGAAACTTTTAAGAAAGCCAAAGGAAGAAAACTAACTTCTTTAGAATGTCACGACCTAGTATGTAAGGTGGGTGAGATCGTTGTTGTTGGTGGTGTTAGACGGTCGGCTATGATTAGTTTATCTGATCTTAATGATAGAGATATGAGAGATGCTAAATCTGGTGAGTGGTATCGGGTTGAATCACAACGAGCATTATCAAATAACTCTGCCGTATATGAAACGAAACCAGATAACATCGGTACGTTTATAGAAGAGTGGTTAGCACTATATAAATCAGGCAGTGGTGAACGAGGTATCTTTAATAGAGAAGCCTCAAAGAAAGTTGCAGCACGAAATAAAAGAAGAGACCCTGACTTTGAATTTGGCACCAACCCATGTTCGGAAATAATTTTACGACCATTCCAATTTTGTAACTTATCCGAAGTAGTTGTTAGACCTCACGACACCGAAGAACAACTTATTGAAAAGGTTAAGGCGGCTACAATACTAGGCACAATGCAGGCATCCTTGACAAACTTTAAGTACTTACGTCGGCAGTGGAAAGACACAACTGAAAAGGAAAGATTGCTTGGAGTATCCCTTACAGGAATAATGGATCATAAAATATTATCTGGTAATATTTATAATCAAGCGGCATTAACTTCTTTACTTACGACTATGAAGAAAGCCGCCATTGAAACCAACAGAGCTTGGGCAAAGACATTTGGTATATCACAATCGACAGCTATCACTTGTGTTAAACCATCTGGAACTGTATCACAACTTGTTAATGCGGCATCAGGTATTCATGCAAGACATAATGATTATTACATTCGTAGAGTAAGAGGCGATAAGAAAGATCCATTAACTAAATTTTTACAAGAACAAAACATACCAATTGAAGATTGTGTAATGAAGCCAGAAGCCACCAGTGTTTTCTCTTTTGTTGAGAGCGCACCCAAAGGTTGCCTTGTTCGTAATCAACGGACAGCAATTGAACAACTGGAACATTGGTTAATCTATGCACAATACTGGTGTGAACATAAGCCAAGCATTACGATATCCGTTAACGAAGATGAGTGGTTAGGTGTTGCTGACTGGTGTTGGAATAACTTTAATGATCTCAGTGGTGTATCTTTTCTACCGAACTCTGGGCATGTCTATCAACAAGCACCATATGAAAACATTGACAATGAAACATATGATAAGTTAAAGTCAAAGCAACCTAATAAAATTAATTGGAATGAACTGACTGAATATGAACAAGATGATAACACTAAGTCCTCCCAAACTCTTGCATGTACATCTAATTCATGTGAGGTCGTAGATGTATAAAACATATGTGACGATACCTAAAGCTGTCCCTGAAAAATTCTGTGATGGTATAATAAAAGAATCACCTAACTATTCAGAACATTTAGCAGGTGTTATGTGGAAAAAGGAAGCCGACTTAAAAAAAGATAGGAACTCAAAGTTAAGATGGTTCCCTCTTGATCACTGGATTGTT